ATTTTCTTTCTCCACTTAGCAAAGAAATCTTTGTTGTGGTGACTAATAACAGAGGTGATGGATACTAACCTGAAAACTTCACTACTATCTGGATCGGGAACTTTGTAATAACGAACGCCGTCAATAGTTTCCCTGTCGAGAGAAGGGATCTCACAAATCACATGATTAAAATTCATAGTTACACAGTTTCACTTTTGGCGAGAAGATATTCTTTAACAATACCGGATCTTACAATATCATTGATATCAAATTCTATTATATCAAAAGATTGCATTCTACGCAAAATTTTAAGAAAATCTACGATACCATTCTTCTCATTGGTTTTTATGAGATCAGTTTGAGATCCATCTCCACAGAACATAATCTTACAATTCTCACCAACACGAGTAATGATAGAATCAAGTTCATGAAAATTCAAATTCTGAAATTCATCAACAATAATGATTGAATTGTCTACTGTTGTTCCACGAAGAAATGATGTGCTCCAGAACTTGATAGTCTCTTGAGTTTTGAGATTACCATATAGCATTTCAAAGTCTGCATCAGAAGACATTTCAAACATATACTTTACCATATTCTTGTATGGAATTTGATAAAGTGATGATTTGTCATCATGATCGCCAGGAAGAAAACCAATTTCTCTGGTCGAAACAAGAGACCTTACAAGATAAACTTTCTCGTATGGTAGATGTTCATTCATCACATCTTTAATTGCATTATACAAAGTGATAAATGTTTTACCTGTTCCTGCAGCACCATATGCAACAATGTTCTGACCCTTTTCATAAGCATCAAATAATGTTTTTTGATTATGAGTAAGTGGTTCAATGTCAATCAGAAGACTCTCATTAATAGGCTTCTTTTTCTTCATCTGTTTTGCAGTCATTCCCACTCCAATATTATCATTAGAGTTACTGCGCTTTCTCCTTGGCATACTACTTAACGAATTGGTTTTACTTTAGATCCCGGTGCTTTTGATGCTTGGCGAAGGACATCATTCCAACCGGGGTTTTTTGCAACAAGTTTATCCTTCCATTCACCAACTTCACCTACACCAGGACAGGTGCTGGGATCAGAAAAATCTCTTTCCCAGTTTGGATTGTCAATTTTCCACTGATCCCAATCATGAACACTCATCACAACGTCTTTTTGTTCACCAGTTTCTTTATTTCTTACGGGGTAAGTCGCCATTTGCTTATAATGTAACAAAGTTATTTATCATTGCCAGTCAAGTGCCTTTGCAACAGTTGGAAACTGTCCGGCAAAAATACACTTACACTCGTTGGCAATGTCCATGTGCTCTTTCTGTGTTCCGTGTGCCGACCGTAGATTAATGTAATGAATCCACGAGCGGCAAGAACCTGTCATATACATTCTAGTTGGAGTACAGAGTGGGAGAACCATACGAGCACACTCCTTTGCAACTCCCATCTCAAGCATTTGATTGTAGAGAGCATATGATGAACTAAACAGAGTTTGCATCTGCATTTGCAGTTTCTGAATCGTAAATTCATCAAGATCATCAATACTATTCTGACGATTTTTTGTATCTTGACGACGAAGTTCTGGCAGTTCTACTGTCTGTAGAAGATTAGCATCTGCATACCGCTGACTAAATTCCTGGAAGGTAAAACTCCTATGCCTCAGCACTTGAGCCGCGATTGCTCTGGTAGTATTGATCTCAAGAGTCATAAATGCTTGCTCAAACACAGACCAATGCTCATGCTTAATACAATACTTCAGAAGACCTTCAAATGAAGGATTCTCCTGATTATTTGGATTTGAAACGCGAGCAACGTATGCCATATTTTCTTCTGGGTTTGGCGTACATTGTACAAATTTAACTTCCATTCAACATTCCTCACATAGGTTCTCTTTGTATTCTTTACGAACTTTCTTTACTTCTTTAAGTTCTGACTTGATCATTTTATATGCACTCTCAGAATCAATTTTATTGCCCAACTCTAATGCAACAATAACTTCAACTCTTGTGCCAAAATGTGATAATGCTTTTTCAAAGCAATTTAAATCATCATACATTAAATCCCTCCTCTTTAAGATACATTATAAAGTACATGTCTATATTTGTACAATCTTTGTTGCCTCTACTTGCCCACACATCACAAAATTCATAGACCTGCTTTGTGTAGTCATTGAGATAATGTAAAAGTGCTCTAAAAGTTTCTGCTCTTAGATACATTCTTTCCTCAGAGTATACCCATTCATCTTCAGTGGTTGAAGTTTTTTTGTAGAGAGATTCTTTTTTAATCATAGTCCCCATCTTCGTCATTGATATCTGCGTACGTGGGACTTGGATTTGATTCTTCCACTGTCCATGATTTAATATCAGAGTACACTTCAGATTCTAACAAGTCCACGATAGATTTCAACTGTTGAACTATGTCCTTTAATGTTTTCTTATCCATATTGGTAAAGTCCACAATACACTTCTAATTATAATAAAAAAACATACCTCTTGCGAGGTATGCTCTTAAGAAGCACAGTAACTTCATTCACACGGAAGGAAGTTATAATATAGCATAAAAAAAGAGGATCGTCAAGACCCTCTGATTCATTTGTACAGAAAAATAATTTCTGCATATAAGATACCAAGAAATACTACACAACCTAGGGACGTGAGTCCAGATATCTGTAATGCTTCCATGGCGATCACTTGTTATAAGTGCGACCACGATAGCAGAAAGTACCATGAGTTTCCCCAGACTTCTGCTCGCACTGATAGTCAACACCACGATATGCAGTGTGAGAAATCTGTGCATCGTGAATTGCCGATGCCTTATTGATCTGCTTACGAATGAGATTAAGTGTGTTCATTTGTTTACTCCTAAAAGAATGGAAAGTTAACCTTCTCTGCTTACACAGGATCCGTTTTCCCGTTCCTTCAGTCGTTTGCGTCTCTTGAAACACATGAATTTCCATACTTTACAGCAAGACCCATCACAATGAGAGTCTTTTCTTTACTGGATAAGTTTGGATCTTCCTTTACAACATCAAATACTTCCTTAACACTTTCACAAGACATTGCAAATGATGTTGTAGGAAATAAAAGAAGTGAAAATAATAAAATGTATTTCATGAGATGAACGGTCCGTTCCGCGACTTACTTGCGTCCTAGATTAGTTTACTGTCGCATTTACCTTTAACCTTTGACTTAAGATAACCAATAAGGTTATACTTAGATCGAAGATCTAAGTTGTCATCCATAAGGATTTCAACTCTTCTCTGTTGGAACCTTTCACACGACATGTGCCACCCGTAGGAGGAACCGTCTTGATGATGGACTAAGGTAAAAGCCAGAAGTAAACTAAGCATTTGGATGAACGTAGGTCTAATATAGACCTTATATTCTATATAGTCAACCTTCGTCTGGATTTTGTTTCAGATCATTAAGGAGTTCAGAAACTACCTTCTCAGTCCCTGACATTTGCTTTAGGTCATAGATGGGAGACTTCATATACTTTTTGATCTTTTTATATCTCTTCGTTAGTTTCTGAATCTCATCCATATTAAGAGTGACTCTTAAATTATTTTCAGATTCTTTCTTAAATCCACCGCTCATTTTTTACTCTTTTCTTTTTTAACAGCCTTGGGATCATTCCAAAGTTTAGGATTAACACGACCCTCAGTTTGTGTCATGGTAACAAAATCATGACGATATTTATCCCAGTAATCATCAAAAATATCTACTTGCTTAGGAGCAGAAGCAATATCAAAATGAGTCATACCATCTTGCAAATACTCTATCATATATGTGTTATATGGTAGAGTACGATCTGATGCTTGTTCTGGGTCACAATCTTTAAACAAGATTTTACATCCTTTTCCCATCAAGAACGCCCTCCCCATTTAATATCGGGGTAAGCTTCTTGAACTACATTAAGGGGGATATTATATTTTTCTTGAAGTCTTTTGTCCTTAGCAAGTACTAGAATTTCAGCATCTTTTGGATGAAGAAGTTCCAAAATGTTAATAAACATACTCTCTCTACGAAGAGATGGAAGACTATCGTTACCACCTCTCACAAAGTTGTAAAGTTTAGTCCACTCCTTTCTTAGGGAAGAACGAATTCTTCCTTTTCCATCATCAGTTGATCCCAAAGATGAAGTTGATGCCCTATCGAGTGCGTCAACTTGTGATTTAATCTTATCACTTAGGTTTCCACCCTGTGTAGCATCATCTCCATACGAGTTGTAGGGAACATCTCCCTCTGGAAGCATAGAGATGATACTATCATCAAAATTCCAAATCAAAATTGCTTTGATTGAATCGTGAGAATATTTTTGCAGGACTTCTACTTTCTTTGCTCTACTTCTTTGCTTTGATGCAAGTTGAAGAACTTCAAATGTAAATGGATTTGCTGGAAGTGCCGGGAGTTCTTTACTCTTCGTCGCCTTCTTCATATTCGGTGTTTGTGTCATAGTCATTCTCAAATCTTACAGCTAAAATTTCATCAGGAACAATATTGCCATTACTATCAAACATTTCGGGATGAGTATATACAGGTTGGGTTTGATAGACATGCTCTTTTGCTAACCATCCTACCATTGTACCAATAAAAAAGAACATTATGGAAACCAAAGTTCCAATAGTTAAAGTTACTGCTAGCATGGGTCCTTCTCCCGAGTTTTTCTCTTCCGTATATCAATAAAAGAATCAAAGTGAAAGTGAATTTCTCGGTTGAAGAGAGAAATCACTTTTCCAAAAGTTACTCTGAAACTTTTTGGTCTTTGTTGAGTTCCTCTCCTTTTTTTATTTCTTAGAAGCAATTCAATTCCCCTATTAATATGGGGAACATCCTCTGGTTTATTTAGATAGGTGCTAGAATCATTATTGTTTTCCATTATACATAATTGTTCTCTTTCAAATACTTAATGGTTTCACTACAACCACCAACCCTTGTATCCCCAAACACAACCTGAGGAAATGTAGATCCTTGGCCAAACTGATTGTAGAACTCCTCTCTAGAAAAGTCAACACCAAGTTTTTGTACAGAATGATTCAATTTAAGACCTTCAAGAACTGCCTTTACCTTGACGCAATAAGGGCAACCATCTCTAGAATAGATAACAAATTCAGTCATAATCAATAAGCAATGTTTTTTCTTGGTTTGTATTTATATAGTGCTGTGTTCTTCTTGGCACTAGTCCATTCTAATATAGCATTTTTTCTTGCTTCGGTAAAGAAGTCTTGCCTCTCATACCATTCCATAACATCTGTTCTTCCTTTATCGTTATTACATCTTTTGCAAGAACAGATTACGTTGGTGGCAAAATCACCACCACCTTTCGATCTTGGAACAACGTGGTCGATCGTAAGATTTTCAGTATGACCGCAGTAGGCACATTCATTATTCCATTTATCTTTTATCATTTTCCTCCACTCTCTTTTTGCATCTGACGGGCGACAAGTCTGTAAGTTGAACAGATAATCGTCGGGAGATGTGTAGAGTGGCATAAGCGCTACTGCATTGTTATACTATCTATAATATTTTAGAGTTTGCCCCCAACGCTAGCCGATCCTACAACGCGCACAGACCCCTCTGGCCACCCTTCTTGCTCACACTTTAAGTGCCATCGGGTCATTGAGATAACACCCTCTCTGGTGCCTCCTGTAAGCATATTACGACCTTCTTTGGTCATTGATGAGTAAAGACCGAATCTTGTTTTCCATACGTAGAATACATCATCAATCAATTCAGATCCCTCAGGAACTACCACTTCGTTTTCGGGTTTCGGATCAGTATTCATAGTTTCTTGATGTGTAAGAAGTCATTATACAATAAAAAAAGCACCCCGTAAAGGAGTGCTGTGATGGTTTAGGGAGTTGCCAGTTGTCCTCTGGTATAAAGTTATTTATTGTTCATCATAATACTTTTGTGCATCCTCGGACCATATTTCAAGAACATCATCCCAAGTATATGTCTTCTCTTTACCACTCTCAATATCAGATATCATCCGATAGAGTTCTTCAAGAAACTCTTTGGTGTATATATCATCCATATTGAGTGATGCCCAGAACCATTCACGACATTCTCTTTCTGGACTTTCACTCCAAGGATCTGAATATCGTTTGTAGTTACTAGTCATCAAGTCTGCCCATATCCTGAAGTTATAAGACCAAGACTCAACCCAACCAGGAAGCATATGTTTTGTGATGTAATCGAGGATGCTCATTTGTTCTTCCAGTCAATAATAGAATTAACTAAATCAATAATACAGGCAGACCGACCTTTGGTGGGTTCAATAAAGATTTCATCCCACCAGTCAGACACAACGTCATACAGTTCTTTTTGTTCTTCAGTCATCTTCACCAAGTTTCATACCCTTCATTTCAAACTCTTTATATTCACCATCTTTATCAACTTTACCTTCACATTTCATATAAAAGATAATTTTAGTACCACTCGCAAGTTGTTC